TATATGCGACACCAAGAAGCGGCCTTTTAGGTCAAGGCGAATGACGACAGACGTGAAACGTTACAATGGCAAGGCCCGGCTCTATTAGAGCCGGGCTATCCAACAGTATCTGATGCGTGGTATACAGTCGCCGCTCGCCAGGCGTGCAATGATGTCGCGTGGCACCCGAGGGATCGCAACCTATGCCCCAGCAGCAGGACTCCTCTCGTCGGAAGACTGACCGCCACGCCCGGCTGCAGATCCCGCGTCGGTTCCAGCTGCACGGCCACGAGGTCACGGTGCGGATCATCCCGCGCACCCGGTGGCCGCACTCGATGGATACCGTCGGGATGTACGACCCGACCCGTCACCGCATCGACCTGCGGGGCGATCTGGGCGACACCGAGCTCCAGCAGGCCTTCTGCCACGAGTGGACGCACGCCCTGCTGTGCGAGATGAACCACCCGCTCAATCACGACGAAATTTTCGTGGACAACCTGGCGTCCTTGTTGCACCAGTCCAGCAGTACATTTTCCACGACTAAAAAATGACCCCCAGGCGGCACCTAATCATCCCCGACGCCCAGATTAGGCCGGGCGCCAACACAGAGCATGTTGACTGGGCGGCGCGAGCGATCGTCGAGTACCAGCCGGATGTCATCGTCTGCATCGGCGACTGGTGGGACTTCCCGTCTCTAAACTCGCACAACGAGCCCGGCTCCGAGGAGCTCGAGGGCACCCGGTACCAGGAGGATGTCGAGGCCGGCAACGAGGCATTCCGGCGCCTGTGCGCGCCCATGCAGGCCGAGATTGACCGGCGCATCCGGGGCAAGCGCAAGTACTGGACGCCGCGCAAGGTGTTCGTGCCCGGCAACCACGAGGCCCGCGCCGACCGTGTAGCCAAGCGCGAGCCGAAGTGGCAGGGCACCATCGGCTCGCACAACTGCCAGACCCTAGACTGGGAGCGCCCGAAGTTCCTCGAGATCGTCGAGATAGACGGCGTCAAGTACTGCCATTATTTCCCGAATCCGTTCTCGGGGCGCCCCATCGGCGGCACCATCACGAGCCGCCTCGGGCATATCGGCTCGAGCTTCGTGCAGGGCCACCAGCAGGGGTTCCTGTACGGGTCGAAGCAGTACCCCGACCATGTGAAGCACGGCCTGGTCTGCGGCCGCTTCTACATCGACCACGAGGGCTACCGCCCGGACGACGTGCAGCGGTCGGAGTGGTCCGGCATCGTCGTGCTCAACGAGGTGCGCAGCGGAAACTACGACCTGATGCCGCTCTCGATGGACTACCTGCGCCGCAAGTTCGGCTGACCGCCGCGCGGCCTAGGCTAGCGCTCCCTCGGGTCCACGCCGGCGAGCATCGAGGCGTACCAGAGCATCTTCTTGGCGTCCTGCGCGACTGAATCCTTTAGCCCCAGTCGCCAGTTGTACTTCGCCACCTGGCCGCGCAAGTACCCGCGAAACTCCGTCGGCGACAGCTGCGCCTCGATGGCGTCGATGCACTCGATCTCGCCGGCCCTGTAGTGGGCCGGGTTAATGGGGTCGCTCATGTCATCACCTCCACGAGAAGCGCGCAGAACAGCAGGATGCCGATCGCCGCGATGATTGCGTCGCGCAGCAGCCGAAAGAAGGCGTCAAAGTCAGGCGGTTTTTCCATCTTCCCCTCTCTCCGCGAGCGCTGCGTCAAGCACGGTTATCGCAGCCCGGATTGGGCGCAGCGGTTCACACTCATCACAATCCGAATCGCCGCAGTCTGTGTCGGCGAAGCAGACCAGGAAATACAACTCTGAGCGCACCCGCTTAACGACGGCGCGGGGCAGGGTGATGTTGTCGCTCACGGCTGCACCTCCTTGATTTCGTCGTTTCTCATGCGAGATCTCCTTTTAATTTTATAACCATTCCGTAATCGTCGATGCCATCTTGAGGTTCAAAACCGTTTCGCAAGATTGGTCGTTGCAAGAAAATTTTGTAGTTTACATGGTGATGCCAGCGTTTATATTTCCAGATCACCTTCGCGCAATCTGGATGCAGCGTCGCAAGCATTTCGCTTTTGGCCTTAGTTCCTTCCATAGCGTAAAATTCATCCGTGTTGCCGCCGCGCATACCCTGAGTTTCCTTCTTTTCTTGGATAAAGGCATTAAACTGCACGGTTACGAGCCCGTCCTTTAGTACGCGGAGGCAAAGGTCGGTGTCCTCGTTATATCGGCCGCGCCACCTATAGGGTATGTCGTTGCGTATGAGTAGGCACGAATAGACCCGTGTGTTCAGCACATACGGCGGAAAGTAATATTTAGACGGCAAGAAGAAGTCGTACTGCGGGCCACCGATAGCAATGTTGGAGTACCTGTCACACCAGTCTTCCATCGCGCGGAATATTGCGCCGCCTCCAACCTTGATTTGCAGATTGTTGTTCATGCGCCGGAATGAGCCGATGTTGTCATCCATCACCCAATGCCAACGGTGTCCGCGCTCTAACGAGTGATCCCATGCAAAATTGCGAGCCGGGCCGGGGCCAGTTTTGCCATCGTCAAACGAACCACACAGCTCATATTCAGCTTTATATCGTGCCGGCAGCACCAAGCATCTATTCTTCCCCGCCCACTCGGCATACCAATCAAATTGATCCTCCTCAACCACGATGTGATAAGGGATCTTCAACTCGTCTAGAGCGCGAGCGGTCAGTCGCAGATGGTATTCCCAACGCCCCTTCGACACGATATAAACGGGATGCTTCGGTATCACTTTGTGTCCATATAAATCTTATCGGCTACTCGCCGAAATTTCGCTTCTGGGTGCCAATAACTTTTGCGCTTTGTTCGCCGCTGATTAATCAACTTAAAAAAATCAGCGACATCCTCTTCATTTCTAAAATGAATAGTCACGGAAAAGTACGGCCCTTGGTCCTCTTGTTTGTATTCGGGCATACCTTTCCACAGGCTATCGTCGCTATCAAAAAGATTTTCGGCGATCATGGCCGCACCTCCTTCGGTCCAGAGCACTCGCCCTTGAACATCGCGTGACACCGCCCGCCGCCGTCGAGGCAGTTCGGGTATGCGCACCCGGCACGCTGCCCGCGCAGCCGCTCGAGCTCGGCGCCGTATTCGGCGCAGCGCTCCATCAGCTCCTTGCACTTCGCCCGGTACTCTGATTCCGAGTGCGCGCGCGCGAGCCACTCCTTGTCCCAGTCGTCGAGTTCGATGGTCACTCTGAATCCTCCGCGCTGTGCCACTCATTCTGCCGGCGCAAGAACTTCGGCCACTCCAGCGCCGTCGTGAACGACCGATCCTCGACGAGCACATGGTTCGTCGGCTGCGCCGTGAACCGGCCGTTCTCTAGCTGAATGAAATAAAACTCCTTGCTCTGCTCTGGCGCTGCGCTGAATGCGTCGCCGACCGGGGCCAAGGTGAAGAGGTACATCCCGCGGCGCTCCGACTTGTCCTGCAAGCGCGCGCGGCAGTTCATGCTCTGCAGGAACGGGTATTCGATGGCCGAGAATTGGTACCCATAGCAGTCCCAGGTTGCGGCCTGCGCCGGCGTCCACGGCTCGTCGACATCATTGCTAGACGCGAGCTGGTGTAGCGGCACATTGCGGTAGACCGCGCCGCACTCCAGCAAGACATGGCAGCCGAAGGCGCGGCCGGGGAAACTCGTGAGCCCAAACCAGACCGCCCGCAGCCAGCCGTGGTCGCCGATCGCGTTGGGCTCGACCCAGACATACTGGTGCGTGGGCAGCGGGCCGGCGTGTGTGTGTAGCGTCATAAGGTACCGGCTGTCTGGACGGGGCCGGGCTCCGAAGTGGGTATCGCCAGACTCGAGGGTGGATCAGGCCGCTCTCTTCTTGAGCCTCTCGTTCAAGTCGTGCAGCGCCCGCAGGTGCAGGAACGCCGGCCAAGCGTCGTCGTCCAGGCTAGGGTAGTAGTGGTGGCCGAAGTCACCGTTCTCCTTGCTGAACCGCAGCAGGTGGTACCCGCCGTCGATCCGGCTCCCGGTCGTCTCCTCGTAGGCCTTGGCATAGGCCGCCAGCTGGCACAACATCTCCGGCCAGACCGAGTTCGAGGTCTTGAAGTCCCCGAGCACGAGCTTGCCGTCGAGCTTGCCGATGAAGTCCAGGGTGCCACCGTACCGGTGCGCCTCAGATATCACCTTCACCTCGCAGTCGATGATCTCGAGCTGCGTGCCCTTGCACCAGAACTCGAAGGCCGAGTACGCCGACGATGCGCGCGCGCGGAACGACACCGGGTCGGTGACGGTCTCGGCGGCGATGCTCTGCTCGAGCACCTCCACCGGGCTACCGCCCTTCACCCAGGCCTCGCACATGGCGTGCACGCACGTCCCGATGGCGAGGATGTCGTTCCCTTCGTACAGACCCGTAGGCGCGTCCTTGCCCTGGCCCTCCAGCAGCCCGTGCTCGCGGCCCTGCTTATACGCCCAGTTGATGAGCGCCCCGGGGTCCTTAATCTTGAGGACCGTTGTCACCGACGGAATCTTCTTCCCGTCGGCTGCCTTATAACCCTGTCTCGGTGTAGGCACGGTCAGAACGCCAGGTCGTCGTCGGCGAAGTCCGACGCCAGCGCCGCGGGCGCGGCGACAGGCTTCGGGGCGGGCTTCGGCGCGTCGACGATGCGGGCGGCGATCTTGTCCTGCATCCAGGTCGGTAGCTGCAAAAAAATCGCAGGGTCTGGCGCGTCCGTTGAGTACACCAGCGCCTCGCCCTCCATCACCGGAGCCGGTATCGCCTTCGGCAGCGGCATGATGGACGTGAGGTTTGCGTATGTCCGGTCGCCCTTCACCGAGTGCGTCACGTTGATGAAGGCCGGCTTCCCGGCGATTTTGCCCAGGTCGAACTTCTTCAACTCCTCCGGCGTGAAGGCCCGGCCGCGCCACGAGGTCAGCAGCGCGTAGAGCGTGCTCTTCTCGTTGAGGCTCAGGCCCACCGTGCGGCTGATGACCGCCGGCAGGCTCTTCGTCTCGCCGTCCTTCGTGATCTCGACCCGGATCTCCGGGATCTGGAATCGCAGCACCACGGTCCTTTTTGGCGCAAACTGGCCGCCGGGTGACGGCTGGACGCCAAGGTCCACGACCATATCGCACACGGCCGCATACGCACCCGCCTCAATGGGCTTGCGGGGCTCGAAACTGCCGCCAGGGGCGGCGCTAACAAACAGACTCATCGCTTCTCTCCTTCTTGGGTTGTTGAATCGACTCTTCGGATTTCGACCACGCCGTCGTGGCCCGTAAAAATGGAAAGCCCAGAGAACCGCAGCGCCTGCGCCAACTCTCCGACGCTGACGCCACAGAGTCGCGCGCGGGTCGGGGCGGTGACGCTCGCGGCGTCCACGCGCAGACCCATCGTCCGCTCAAGGCTCTTGTAGAAGTTATCGACCGGGGCGCTCATACGAACCACCGCGAATACTTGCCCGGCTGCACGACGCGCGCGCGGATGGTCGGGTGCGGCAGCCGCTCGCGGCGGTCGCGTAGGCACGGCCACGGCGCGGGGCGCGCGTACATGAAGAGCGCCAAGACGCCGAAGAAAATCAGCGCCAGAAGCCCGACGGCTGCGCAGAAGGCGGTCTCAAAGGGAGTCATGCGGCCACCTGCGCGGCGGTCGTGGCGGCGTCGCGCGCGGCCTGGATGATGGCGCGGATCTCTGCGGTGCGGTAATTGGCGAGCGCCTGCTCGACCGTGGCGAAGGTCTTGCCCATGCCCTTCCAGGCGCGGTGGGCGGCGTTGCAAACGCGGATGTTGATGTAGTTCGGCGCGACCGTGACCGTGGCGCTGTGCTTGCCACACTCCCCGGTGACAAAGGTGTAGCGCCCGGTGTTGCCGTAGGTCTTGGTGAGCTGCTCGGTGATGACCACGTTCATTTTTGTCTCCTTCTGTCGCTTCCGGTCGGCAACATCGCCGCCCGTGGAATGCATACTGCAACAGGCCGGGAGGGGTGTCAAGCCTTTCTTGAAAATATTTTTCAGCCGCCGCCCTTGCCCCCTCAAGGCGCACTTGCTACCCTCCCGGCGCTATGCCTAAACCCAAAGTCCAGCCGCCACACGCGGCGCTACTCCACGCGGTCGCCCAGGCGGGCGGACAGACCGCGCTGGCCCGTAAACTCAAGGTCAAGCCGCAGGCCGTGCACCAATGGGTGCTCGCCGGGCGCGTGCCACCGCTGCGCGCGCTTGCCGTCGAGGCAGCGACCGGTGTATCTAGGAAGGCCCTTCGACCGGATCTCTACCCATGACCAAGCCAGACCTCACCGCCGTCGTGGCCGTTGAGCGCGTCCTCGAGCTCGCCAAGCGCGTCCCCGTCTTTCCCTGCCGGCGGCGCGACGAGGCCGACCAAAGCGGCCGCACCCTGCGCGCTAAGTCGCCCCTCACCTCCAACGGCTTCAAGGCCGCCACCCAAGACGAGGCCCAGATCAGGCGTTGGTGGAGCGAGCGCCCCGACGCCCTCGTCGGCGTCCCGACTGGCTCCGTGACCAGAATCGTGGCCGTGGACTACGACCACAAGTCAGCCGGGCAGGCCGCGCAGGACTGGATTGCTGAACACCAGGACGTGCTGATCTCCACCCGGGTACACCAAACCGGCGGCGGTAGCGGCGGCCGCCACTACCTCTTCAGCCTGCCGCCCGGGGTCAAGATACGGGGCGGAGTCTCCGTCACGCTCGGCAAGGTGCGACGCGACGGGCTCGACATCCGCGCCGAGGGCGGCTACATCGTCTGGTGGCCGCTGCACTTCGGGCAGCAGGGGCCGGTCGGAGACATCCAGCCGCTCCCCGCCGGGCTCATCGACGAGCGCCGGATGGACCTCGAGCTGCCCGCCGAGGTCGCCAAAAAGCTGCCGCCCAAGCCCGGCACCAGCCAAGACTTCCAGCGCGACCTGCCGCGCGTCACCGAGGCGATCGCGTACATCGACCCCGCCGGATACGACGCATGGCTGATGGTCGGCATGGCGCTGCACCACGCATCCGGCGGCGCCGACGACGGCCTCGAGCTCTGGGATTCGTGGAGCTGCGGCGGCATCACCGGCGAGCTGCCAGCATCCTACGCCGGCCGCGCCGATATCGAGTACCGGTGGCAGTCGTTCCACCTAGACCGTGGCGGTGGCGTCACCCTCGGGAGCCTCTTCAATGCCGCCCGCGCCGGCGGCTGGGCGCCAGTCTCGGAGGCCGTGCGCATCGGACCGCCGCCGCGGGAGGAGCCGGGGCCAGACTACGGCGACGTGCCAGAGGCGCGCGGCATGGTCCGCAGCCTTGAGCCGGACGCCGCGGCGGTGACGCCGGGCGCCACTAACGCGACGGGACGCCGGCTCACGCTGCGCGCCATCGGCGAGATCGTCGCCGAGCGGCGCGAGGCCACCTGGCTGATCCACAACGTGCTTGAGGCGAACGTGCTCGCCGTGCTCGCTGGGCCGCGCGCGTCGTTCAAGTCGTTCATCGCCCTCGACTGGGCGATGCGCATAGCCGCCGCCGGAAACCCAGTCGTCATCCTGTCGGGCGAAGGCGCAGGTCTCGGGCGGCGCGCCGAGGCGTGGGTGCAGGAGCACGGCAACGGGCGCACCCTCAGCGAGCTGCGGCTGCTCGCGCTAGAGTCGGTCGCCAACCTCAACGCCGAGGCGGACATGGGGTCGCTCCAGCAGGGCATCGACGAGGCCGGCATCCGCCCGGCGCTGATCATCGTGGACACCTTCAGCAAGTTCTCCGCCGGACTCGACGAGAACTCGAACCAGGAGGTGGCCGAGTACCTCTCGAAGCTCACCGTCGGGCTGCGGGAGCGGTACAGCGCCACGGTATTGCTCGTCGCGCACTCGGGCCACGGCGACAGCAAGCGCCCGCGAGGCGCGTCGGCGCTCATGGCGAACCCGGACGCCGAGTACATCGTCGAGCGGCCCGATGTCCAGGCGATGGTCGTGAACGTCACCCGCGAGCGGTTCAAGGACACCGCTAGCATGGCGCCGGTCGCCTACGAGGCCACCGAGGTGGACCTGGGGCGCGCCGACAAGTACGGCGAGCGGGTCAAGTCGCTAGTCATGCGCGAGACCGCCGCGGCGGGGCGCAAGGAGCGCGAGCCGATGCCGCAGGGCAAGGCGCAGCGGCAGCTGCTGACGGCGCTGAGGGAGCGCCAGAGGGGCAGCGACTCGGAGATGATCTGGTCGCTGCCGGACCTGCGCCAGATCGGCAGGGAGGCGGCGATGAGCAAGACGACCGCCCACGCGGCCGCCGAGGCGCTGGCCTTTTCGCCCTTCATGACGGGCACCGTCGGGGGCTACAAGCTGTCGAGGGAGGGCAAGTAACTGTGGCAAAAATGAGACAGAATCAGGTACGAAAAGTACGAAAGGTACGAAATGTACCCGTTCGTACCGTACGAACCGGGTACGAAAGGTACGAGAGTCCTTTAGGACTCGTACCTTTTGTACCGTACCCGGCCTTGGAACTTGAACCAGCCAAGACCGACACGGCCTTCGGCCGGAGGATGGTCGACGGGCTGGGTGAGGAGGGGTTCCGGGTGGCCAAGACCTTCCAAGCCCACTTCGGGGCCAAGGTCGTCCATTACCAGGACGCCAAGGGCGAGGTCGGCACCGACCCGAGGTGGCCGGCGTGAGCCAGCAGAAGATTGACCTCAACCACACCGGGCCGCTCGAGTGGATGGATGACCCGTTCTGGGACAAGGCGTCAACGGATGGCCGGTTCTGTATCCGGGGCCAGCGGGTGGGCGACAAGGTCGAGTATGTCGTCTGGCGCATGGGAGCCGACGGGCGGGTGATCCCGCGGTGGCTCGGGGTGACTTCAACCTTCGCCGAGGCGGCAGAGCTCGCCGAGAACGCGAGAGGCGAGAAGCCGCCGTCGATTAACCTGCTCTGGAAGGTGGCCGATGAAAAAGGTCGTTAAGCTCTGCCCGGTCTGCCTGACCGAGAACACGGGCGGGCTGCCTCACCGGCACCATCGGCTCGCGGCGAGGAAGTCCGGGCACACCCTCGACGAGCTGGCGATCGCCGCTCGAGCAGTCATCGAGCAGAACGCGGTCACGGCCATCGTGATGGATGCGGTCGATGAGGCGAGGCAACCAGATTATTGGCGTGCAAGGAAAAGGTCGGAGTATCATCCAGCGCATTACATGACCGCGGACGGTTGAAATGGGACTGCGACAACGACAACGGGGCGCCGAGACCGAGCGAGAGGTGTGCAAGATCATCACCGACTCGACCGGGTGGCAGACCAATCGAATCTTAGGGCAGGCCAGAGACGGCGGCGCTGATATCCGGCTCGCTCGGTGGGTGCTCGAGGTCAAGCGCAGGAAGTCCATCGCGGTCTACGAGTGGGTCGACCAAGCCACCGCGGCGTGTGCGCCCTACGAGATCCCGGCGGTCGTGTGCCGGGGCGATAAACGCGAGTTCCTGGTCATCCAGCGCCTCGACGACTGGCTGAACCTGGTTAAGCCGCAGCTGCCCGAAAGATGAAATGCCCAAAGTGCTCCAAGCCTAGCGAGGTCGTGAAGGTTTACCAGTTCCCGACCGAGGCGCGGCGTCGGCGGGAGTGCCTGACTTGCGGGCACCGGTTCACGACGGCTGAGAAGCTGTGGCGCCGTGTTTACGCCGAAGAGATACGCAACCGACCGTCTCCTCGAGCGACGCGGCAAGAGCGACCGGAGCCGACGCGGAGACGGTACAGCAACTTCGATGTGGTGGCGGTCGATAACTACGACATGGACCTGGAGGATGTGAGCACCTTTGTTCACATAAGCGACTGATGGCAGGGACACCAATCAAGCGGGCGAGGCGGGAGAAGGCGCTGGCGGTCATGGAATCGCCGGCCTTCTGGGACCAGCTCTGGATTCATCTTGCCGAGGGCAACAGTCTGTCCTCGTTCGTGAAGGGCAGCGAGATCCCTTATCAGCTCTTGTGGGAGACGATTCAGTCCGATCCCGCGAGGCATGAGAAGTTTGAGCTGGTGCGGACTGCGCGTGCCCTGGCGAACGCGGAGCGCATTGAGGCGCTGGCCGACCAAGTGGAGCAGGAACAGATCGACCCGAACGCTGCGAAGGTTGCGATGGGCGCGAGGCAATGGCTGGCCGAACGGATGGACCCGAAGCGGTGGGGAAACAAGATCCAGAGCGATGTCCGCATCACCGACACGACGGCGCTGCACCTTGCTGCGGTGCGCGACTTGATGCGGACCGTGAGCGTGCAGGAACCCGAAAAGCTGACAGATGACGCATCGACGCCGACGGTCCCGCGCGCGTGACTCATTGAACCGGCCTGTGGATAACTCTGTGGATAACCTGTGGATAACCTGTGGATAACTCACGGCCTGGCGATCAGCACGCGCTCGGGCGCAGATGCGCA